AGAATATAATGCTTTTGTTATTTTTGGAAATGATATTGCAGGGCTTTTGCCATCACGAAGTTCTACGATTGAAGCAACATATAGATCTGGTGGTGGCACAGCAGGTAATATTGTTACTGGATTTGCAGCAACACAAAGAGGGTTTGATGTTCCAAACGTTCCATTTAGGGTTCCAGTATCATTTAGAAACTTTACCGCTGGCATTGGCGGATATGATGGGGATACCGTTGAAGATATTAGAAGAAATCTTCCAAAATTCCTTAGAACACAAGATCGTGCAGTAACAGGGTTGGACTACAAAACATTAGCCGATCTTTTTGCTACTCCATATCATGGTCAAGTTGGAAAGTCTACCGCTGTTTTAAGAAATCATGGGTGTGCTGGCAATGTTATTGATTTGTACATTTTGGCACGAGAAGGAGAAAACGGATTAGTCGAAGCTGGGAATGATCTAAAAGAAGATCTTGCCGATGAACTAGATGTTAAGAAAATGTTTACAGACTTTGTTTGCATCAGAAATGGAGAAGTGATTTTGTCCGATGTAAACATTGATGTTACTGTAAACAGGTTGCATAGAAACTTTGAAGATGAATTAAGAGAAAGGATTGACCGTCGCATAGATGGATTTTTCAATTTAAATTCATGGGAATTCGGAGACAACCTAAAAGAAGCAGACATCATCAAAGCACTTTCTGATATGCGAGAACTAAGTGAAATTGATGTGACATTTACCACTGATGACGAGGATAATTCTGGGGACATTGTTGTTGCCAGATACTTTGAAATAATAAGACCTGACACTGTTACAATAACATTTAATTTTGAATAATGGCTGATAAAAGAATAAACGAAAATCCGAAAAATACGGATACAGTAATTTTACAATTCAAAACTCCAGTTGATAACTGTTTTTTGGAAAATCCATACAAAGTGGATGATGTAAAAATATACTTTGTTTCTAAGGACTTTACCGCAACAAACGCACAAGCATTTGATAAGCGAATACCAGATGAAACATTAGTGGAGGTTGCAGAAGCGGCAGAAGAGGCTTCTTGTGCTGATCCAGGCAATGAAGAATTGGAGTCCGAAGCAATAAAAAGGCGAAGTGAGGCTGATGCATCAGGAACAGTAAGTCAATTTTATTTCAACAATGCAGAAGCAGTAAAAGTTATTGGCAATTCTGTAAGACCAGCGTGGCTTTCTACTGGATCTGACGAAGACAATCAATTGATATTGATTGACGAAGACGAAGATGGAAACACTCAATTTGGACACTTTGAATATCATTGGCAATCAAATGGTCAGGCTCGCCCTGGCGATTATTTCGTTTGTTGGAAATGGACCCCTCATATAGCTGGGGATAAGTGCAGTGACTTTTTTCACTTCACACTTCATGGAGACACATTACAAAGTACCGCTATACCAACCCATAGCACTGATCCAGAAAAATATTCTACATTATTAAAAAACTACACCCCAACCATGTATTCGCAAATAATTTGCGACAATGACAAAACACCAGAAACAATAGAGAGGCTTAACAATTCTGTTGCAGATGGATTTACATTCATAGAAGACTTCACAAATCAAATGATTGATTTGTTAGACGCAAATGCTACCGAAACTGCGCTTCTCCCACTTCTAGCCAATCAATTTAATGTAAAGCTAAAAGGAAATGATGTAACTCGTTGGAGAAGGCAAATCAAAAACTCAGTCCCGTTGTATAAAAAGAAAGGAACAAAAGGCGGATTAGAAGAGGCATTTGATCAAGCTGGAATGAAATTGACAAAATGTACTGCTCTATGGCAAATTGTGTCACAATCAACATATTGTGAATCCTTTTTTGTAGAAGAAGACCAAACTGTGTTTGTTCTCGCCAACACTCCAATAGATCCAACTGTCACCGATACAGATAATTTTGCATTGTCCATTAGACTTGATGGCACAACAGAGTTTTTAGATTTAACATCTGACTTTGTTACTTTTGGGACAAATGATGAAGGAGATCCTATCATGACATGGGTTGGCGATTCACTGTCCGTTGACCCAATTATATTAGAAACGGACGACATTGTAAAAGTCCTTTACAAAATAGCCGAACCTGATAGTCAGTCTGTGGAAGATTACATTAGAGCATTAGATCTAATGGATCAAAAAGACGTTTCTATAGTGTATCCTCCCAAAAATTGGAATGTAAGAGTCCTAGAAGAAGACGATCCACTTTTCAGTGTTTTAATTCCAAGCGTTCACCCTTACGCAGATCCTATTGTTTGGGGACAAATTAGAACAGAGTTTCCGTTTTCGGAAAACCTTTACAATATGGAAGAATACAATGGTAGCAAAAGGAACTCTAATGACCCATGCAACATTGATAAAGCCTTTGTAGACGAATGCAGTGCTTGTCGTAGTAGCAAATACATATTGGATGTAGAAATAGATGACCTTACTGATGATAGAATATTAGAAGTCACTGACATTGCCGAAGAATATGCTCCATTCCATGCAGTTTTGCATAGAATTAACTTTACAGGGGCAATTAATGAATTTATAGGACCTCCAATTGAAGACATTTCCATTCTCGTGTACTGGAGCATTGAACAAACGGTTCTTTCCGCAAATGGCGCACAGACGATTTTCAGCAGATCTATGGACGACCCTCACAACCCTGATGTGCAGGTATTTAGAGGCGACCCAAGTGATGGAAACAGGTATTTAACAGAAAACTTTGAAGTGGCTGCAAGTGCATCAGGAGAAGACGCACAGAACATAGACATCGTTTTGTATTCTCCAGATCAAGACTTCACACTTAATGAAATTGATTTGGATTATTCCGCTACAGCCTATCCTCCACACACTTCTCATAACGTTGTAGAAATACTTTCTCCACACACACATTCGGGCGTTTATTTTGATGCATTGTCCGATCCTGGGCGTAATTTAATTAAATTCACTGGAGTCTCAGAGCCAATTACAACGTCAGAATTCACATACAACCTATCAAGTGTAATTTATGACAATGGTGGTGGTGCCACATTAGTGAAAGACAATCTTTATATGCTATCAGATGAGAATTTAGATTTCTCTGATGTAAAAACTCAATGGGACGTAGACAATTCGCCGGAATACTCTGGCGGTGCTTGGCAAGTTTCAATTCTTGCATATTCTGCCACAGCTTACGACATTCAAGAAATCCTTCCAGATGGGTCGTTGCTTTTAGTAGACCATACACCTGGAAGCCTGCCATCCAGCGATACATCATCAGTGAGTTACGATTTATTAGATGACTCAGCAATGACCATTGATACAAGTTCAACTGGAGAAATGGAAGTAAAGTTAAGAGCAAGAGTTGAATTGGTCGATGCAACAATTGAAGACATTAGAAAGTATGTGAAGCCTGGGAACAATATGGCTTATCCAACAAGCGGAGATCCACTCCTTCAATATGAGGTTTTGGGATATGTGGAAGGAGAAACCAAACAATTCTATGTTTTGTCAGACTCAACATTAGACGCTGCTTTAGCCCCATCTGTTGGAAGTGTGACAATTTCAGTATTAAATAGAATCATTGATGGAAAAGCCGGGAGCCTAAATCACAGAGGTCACAAATTAACGACAACTGTTGACTACGAAAGTTCACTGGCAGTTATGAATGGATCAAATCCTCCTGGCACAGTGCTGGAAAGCAATGATTTCATGGAGAATTATTTAGCTGAAATCACAACCGGAAGTGAAGTAGATTACTATTCTATTAGTGGGTGGGACGGAACTGAAATTACCCTAATAGGACCTTTTAATTCTTGGGGAACAACCGCATCTGCAAACGTAGATATTCGTTTATTGAGATTTGTCAAAGTGGAAGACGTAGATATACCAGAGTCTCCTAGTTATGCAACACAGCCTGGGCATGTATTTGATTACATAGATCGTCGAGGAAATGAGGTCATTACAATAACTGAGGAAGCTGCCGCTACTTATGTCCCAATGGATATGTTAGCAAAAGAATTAAACGCATCTGGTAGAGATCAGGTGGTAGACGTAACTGGCCAACACGAAGATATACAAATGAGTATCGAATGGGCTACAAAGGAAAACAAAAATGATTGAAAGTAAAATTAAGCCTAAAGGCGATATTGAACTTGTTATTGAATATAAAAATACGCCCCAAAAAGAAGTCATAACCTTCCATAATGCAATTTTAGACACTGGAAGAGAGGCTTTGGCAAAAGTATTGGCTAATGAAGTCGGAGATGTATTTGAACTATACATAAGCAGATTGCTTTTTGGAAACGGAGGAACTGTCGGAGGAGTGCCACAAGTGGTAAACTCTAACCGAACTGGTTTATTTGGCACGACAGTGGCAAATAAATCTGCGTCCTCTAATATTGATCAAAATGCTCCTTCTCAGGTTATTTTCAGTTCTGTATTAAAATTTGACGATGCTAATGGGGAAGATATTAACGAAATAGCATTGCAGCTTGCTAATGGTGATCTTTACAGCATGGCAACGTTTGCTGGCGTGAGTAAGACTAGCGACATGCAGGTCACGTTTGGGTGGCGTCTCTCATTCGTCTGAAAAATATTGACCAAATTTT